GTATAAGAGATTATAAGAGGTAGGTGGTAGGAGTGGGAAAGTTAGACCCTACTGACAAAGAAATATCATTATTATCTAAAATGTTTTTAGAGGCAGCTAGACATAAAGGTACAGAAGTAACAATTCAATTAGTTGATAAAGAAAATTCAGATAGAACATTTCAGAATGACCCTAACTATGCTTATTTTCAAGAGCATGATATAGACTTGATATTAGATGAAAGACCTGATGTTAAAGTTTTAAAGAGTCTTAATTGGTATAATGAGGAAGATGAATTATTACCAATTTTAGGGTATATAAGTCTAAAAGATATTAATGATGAGCATGTAGAGGTGTTAAAAGGTACTAAAGTTAAATTACCATTTAAGTTAGTTGGTAATGAGATGGAGAGAGATTATCAAATTGAGGAAGTAAAATTTAGTAGTTATTATGTTTGGGTTTGTAAATTGGTTCCAGATAGAGAGGAACCAGATTATGAGGAAGATGTATCTACAAATGCTGACCAAGATACTGATTTTACATTCTTGAAGAAAGATAATTAGGTGATATAGATGGCTAATCCTATGTATGTATATATCTCAGTAAGTGATTTAGAGTGGAGACCAGGTTCTAGAATGATTCCAGATGAATATTCGCACCATGTTGGAAGGTTCGCTCATTATATGGCTGATAAGATGAAAGAATTATTGGTAGATGCTATAGACAAGCGTAGATATGATTATCGGTGGGATGATTTATCAGTTTCTTATTTGAGATATAAGAAAAAACATAATTTGAGTTTGAAGAAATGGGAGGCAACAGGATTATTGAAAGATTCTATTGATGCCTATAGGAGTAATAATAAATGGGTAGTCGGTATAAATCCTTATTTATCATATAAAGATTCAGGAGTTAAGGTATTAAAGGTAGCTAGATGGTTAGAATATGGTACAGATAGAATCCCTCCTAGACCTTTATTTCGACCAATAGCAAGATATATGAGAAAGCATGTAAGAAGGTATTGGAATGATTATAAAGATGAGAATAATTTAGACTAGGGAGGGGAAGAGATTGAGTAGTAGCTTAAAGATATATGATAAGGGAATGTTAAATAAATTTAGAAGTGTTTTTGATAATTGTATAATTGCAGAATCTGATGGTGCTTTTAGTACAGCAGAGGAACAATTAGGAGAAGTTAAATTACCTCTTATTTCAATTTATAGAGATGATTTCAATATTCATCCTGCAAGATTTAATTTATCTCAGAGAAGAAGAGGTAGTTCAATAGTTTCTAAAGCTGAGGATAATTCTGAATATAAAACTATTCAAGATATTCCGATGGAGTTAAGTTATCAGATAGATATTTGGACTAGAAGAAAAGAAGATATTGATAAGCTGGTTCCAGAAGTTATATTTTGGCTGGTAGAAAATCCGAATATTGAAGTTAATATAGATGGGATTGACCATCCTATTGAATTTTCCTTGACTTTAGAGGAAGATATTATGGATAATACTGATTTAATGTCTTTTGAGGATAAAGGTAGAATATTTAGAATGACAATTCCTGTAAGAATCCATGAGGCTAGATTAATTGGATTTAAGAATATTAAGACGGTATTAACACAGGATATTCAATATGAAGTTTTAGATAAGTCAGAAGAGTTTCCGGAAGAGTAAAATAAAATAAGTTTTTTGTCAGAAGTGCTATAGATAATAGTGGAGAAAGACAAGAAAGAGGAGGTGGATGGTTCTATGTTTGAAGTTAGAAGTAGAATGAAACAAGAGTATCCATTGGATGTTGTTCAGGATGGTAATCATAAAAGGGTATTTCTCCCTTCAAGAGAGACTATAGAGACAGAGGAGATTACTCCTGTTATAGAAAGATTAGAGAAAAAGCGTAAGGTATTGGTAAAAGAAGTAAAAAAGACAAAGAAGACTAGTAGTAAGAAGTCAACGAAGAAAACTAAAGATAAAAAAGATGAATAAATATTGGAGGTGTAATTTATGTTAGTGAGTCCTGGAATTGAAGTTAGAGAAATAGATTTTTCAACTTATATAGCTGCAATATCTACAACTATTGTAGGTATTGTAGGTGGAGCTGCAAAAGGTGGGGTTGGGGAAACTCATTTTATTACAAATAGAAATCAGTTTCTTAGAAAATTAGGCGACCCTGATGAAAATTCATTAGCTACACATGCAGCTATGGAGTTTTTAAGACAGGGTAATCAGTTATATTATCATAGAGTTGCTAGTGAATCTGCAGCGGCGAGTTCTTATATGGTTCAAGATACAGAATCTACTTCTGCTGATTTAATAGAGTTAGTTGCATTAAGTCCTGGTACTTGGGGTGATGATATTGAGGCAGAAATTATTGCTGGAGAAACTGCGACAGATTTTACATTAAACATTTATTATAAAGGTACTCAGAGAGAGTCTTATGAATGTAGTTTAGATTCCTCTTCTGAAAATTATTTAGAGGATGTAGTTGTTGATAGTGATTATGTGGATGCTATTGACCAACAAACTGAAGCTGGGGTAAGTATTGAAACTGGTACATTTGCATTAGCAGATGGAGATAATGGTGTTTCAGGTTTAACTGCTTCAGATTATGTAGGTACTGGTGATGAAGGTCTTCAAGCATTTAGAAATGAATCAACATTTGATATTAATCTTTTAGCTGTGCCTGGACATTCTGCTTTAGCAGCTGTTTCGGCTGAGATGATTACAATTGCTGAAGATAGAGGAGATTTATTAGCGATTATTGACCCACCAGCTGGTTTAACTCCTGTTGAGATGGCAGATTGGCATAATGGTGATGGTAGTGGTGATGATGACCCACAGGCTGCTTTAAATAGTTCATATGCAGCGACATATTGGCCTTGGTTAGAAGTATTTGATGCTTATTCAGAATCTAATATTATGGTACCACCTAGTGGACATGTATTAAATGTAATAGCTCATAATGATAGTGTAGGGGAAACTTGGAGTGCTCCAGCAGGATTGGATAGAGGTACAATATCATCTGCTATAGCATTAGAGTATAATCCAACACAAGGAGATAGAAATTTACTGTATGGAAATGGTAATGCAGTTAATCCAATTGTTAATTTTGACCAAGATGGAATTGTTATCTGGGGTCAGAGAACATTACAGAGAAAACCTTCTGCTTTAGATAGAATTAATGTCAGAAGATTACTGATAATGTTGAAGAAAGCTATTGCGGCATCAACTAGATATACAACATTTGAACCTAATGATGAGTTTACTTGGAGTGAGTGGACTGGAATGGTAGAGCCTTATTTAGAAGGAATCAAGAATGATAGGGGGCTTTATGATTATTTTGTTCAGATGGATGATACAGTAGTTACTGACCAGGATATTGACCAGAATCATTTACCTGGAAAGGTATATCTGAAACCTACAAAGACGGCAGAATTCATTACATTAGATTTCATATTATTAAATACTGGGGCAGAGTTTCCTAATGGATAACTAGGAAACCTCGCTTTTAGTAAATAAATTTTACAAGGAGGTTATTTAAATGGGAAGAGAACCTACAAGCCTTGGCTCTATGTTTATGAGTGATATTAGAAAATATGAGGTTCAGAGGCAAGGTAACTTTGAAGTTCAAATTACTGATGTTGGTGGGGTAGAATTATCTCTAGCAGTATCTAGTGCACCATTACCATCTGAAAGTAATGAAGTTGTAGAATTACCTTATGGTAATACTACAGTAAAAGTTGCTGGAAAGATGTCTATTGATGATATAGATATTGAAGTAAGAGATTTTATTGAGCCAGATATTCAGCAGGTTATTAAAGATTGGAGAAGAAAAGTATATAATCCTGATACAGATACTATCGGTACAGTAGATAAATATAAGAAGAGAGCGTATATTTATCAATATGCACCTGATGGCTCAATGGTTAGAACTTGGATTGCTGAAGGAGTATGGCCTTCAAGCTTCAATCCTGGAGATTTATCACAGGATAGTTTGGATGCTAAAATGATGACTATGACTTTATCAGTAGATAAAGCATATATAGAGGCGTAATAAGAAATGATAATCGAAGTGAGGAGATGAATCTACTTGCTTCGATTATAAATTAATAAGGGGAGGTTTTATTAGTATGGCTGCAGAATATACAGAAAGAATAGAATTACCTAGTAAGGGGATTTTGTATGAGGATATTCCGTCAGAAGTAGTTATAAGAAATATTACAACTACAGAGGAAAAAATGATTTTCGGTTCATCTAATGTTAAATCATTGGACAAAGTTATGGATGATTGTATTAAAGAACCAGAGGGTTTGAAAGTTAATGAATTATTAACAGCTGATAAGCATTTTGTTTTAATTCAACTAAGAATTTTGACATATGGTTCAGATTATAATGTTAAGAATACTTGTGAACATTGTGGGGAAACTGATAACTATGTTGTAAATCTTCTAGAGGATATGCCTATTGATGAATTAGATGAAGATTTTGTAGAACCTTTTGAATTTGAGTTGCCTATGTGTGAAGATACTGTAGGTCTTAAATTATTAAGAGGTGAAGATTTAGAAAAGGTTGAAAAGAAAGCTAAAAGAATTAAGAAGAGGTCTATAGGTAATACAGGAGATATTAAATATATTCTTAGAAAAGCTCAGAGTATTGTAACAGTAAATGGTGAAGAATTACCTAGTGGTAAGAGACAAAAATATGTGGAGAGTCTACATGGGAGGGATTCTGCCTACATTTCAAGTGCTCTAGAGAGTATTCGTGTAGGATACGACAATCTAATCTTTAAACAATGCAAACATTGTGGAGGAGAAATGGAGTTTAGTCTTCCGATGAATAGTGAGTTTTTTCGTCCCAAATTTAGATTCTAAAGAGAAGATACAGTTTAGGCAAGATACTTGGAATAATATAGTAGAGCAACAATTCTTTCTAGTCTATCAAGGTAATTTCACTTATGAAGATACAGAGGAGTTAGCTGTATTTGAGAGGAGAACATTATTTGATTTATTAAGATTTACAAAGGATGAAGAAAAGAAAGCTAGAGAAGAGGCTAGAGAAGAGGCTGAAAATGGAAGTTAGGTATTAGGGGGTGATTCTCAATGGATTTACAAAATAAACAAGCAGACCAATTAGAACAGCTTACAAGTATGGTAACTAATAATTTAAATATGTTGGATAATCTTCAAGACCCTATAGAGAAGATGATGGATAAATCTAAAAAGTTTGGAAATAGGATTAGAACTAATGATAAAGTTAAATTCTTTAAAGATTCTCAAAAACTAATGAATAAAGTATTGCATGGAAGTTCTACTAAAAAAGGTTCTGTAGAAGGTTCGATATCAGTAGATGGAGATTTAGAGGGTTTGAATGATTCAATAAATAAAACAACTAAAAATACTAATGAGTTTTTTGATAATCTATTGAATGTCCGTATTGGAGAAGAACTCCCTTATATGATGAATGAGTTTAATGACAGCCATCTAGAGAGAATTAGTGAGTTAGATGAAGAATATGAGAGTATGTTTAATAGACAAGCAGATTTGCATGATTTTGAAAGAGATGTAGAAGATAGTTTTGAAGATATTAAAGATACAACAGGAGACTTCTTTAACTTCTTTGATGAAAAAATGGGTGCTATAGGATTAGATTCTGCAAGTATTTTAGGTGCTGCTGGTATTGGTGGTGGAGTAATTAATATTGGTGGTGCTATTAAAGAAGGTGTAGATAAGAATCTAGAGGTAATGGAGAAGTTTAGAAGGATGACAGGTTCTACTAAAGAAGAATGGAAAGATTTTAAGAATTTATTATATGAAGATACATCAGAAATAAATGAGAGATTTGAGAATTATCAGTTTGGTAGTACTCAGAGAATGGATGCTGTAGATGATGTGTTAAATACTGGAATAACTGACCCTAATAAGATAAGACAGGTTAGTGATTCAGTAATGATGATGAATGCTTTGAGTGAAAATGTAGATTTATCAGGATTTGAGTTTTTACAGACTCAATTATATCAATTAAGTTCAGAAGATGCTAGTGGACTTACAGAATATTTAACAGAGTTTGCAGCTAGTGTTGCTGATTTAAAAGGTGTTGACCCTGAGGATGTATTTGAAAGTTTTGATGAGTATGGTAAATCAATTAAAGCAGTAACATCTAATAATAGAGAATTTAGAAGACATATTGAGAATTTAACAGAGTTTGGATTAGCTTTACAGACTACAGGTATGGCTGAAGGAACAATGGAAGATTTACAAGGTACATTATCCGGAGTTTTAGAAAGTGGTGGAGCATTATCTGACCAGGCTATGCAGATAGCGAAAGTTACTCAAATGTCTAGAGGAGTGGCTGGATTAAATCCTCAACAGATATCTCAAATGTTACAAGAAGGTAGATATGATGAAGTAGGTACAGATTATGTAAATGCTATTAGAGATACATTTGACCCTAATACAATGTCAGTAGAGCAGATGTTTACAAAAGCTAATGCTATGGGATTAGATTATGGAATGGTTCAAGATATTATAGCAGAAGATTATGATATTGAACAAGCATTGAGAGATGTTAGAGGTTCTAGAGATGAGTCAACAGCAGCTGCTGGGGAGTCGGGAAGTACAATAACTCAAGATTATTTCAATAAATCTGTTCAGCAGCCTATGATAGACCTTGTAAATAATATAGCGTCTTTAAGTAAACCTGCTTTATGGGCATCTAACTTTGCAGAAGAGTTTGGAGTTAGTGGAGGTTTTACTGGATTAATAGGTTCTGCTTTTGATTTATTAAAAGATACTGGTCTTGGAGAATT